TAATACCTTGATCTATCCAACCCACAGTTGCACCAGCAACCAATAAGGCATAAAATACATATGTTTTCCAGTTCCAAACATAATAAAACCAACCATGTTCTTCTTTTGTTGGGCCAAAATCGAATTTAGGTTTCTTCATAATAGTAGTATTTATTGAATAGATTAAATTATAAATATTGTTATTATGGAGTACCTGAGGATGGTTATTTGACTGTGGCTCACCTAGAACTAGGTTGCACTAACAGTTATGATTAATTTGAGATAAATATTTTTGTTATGCCTTTTAGAAAATTGAAATATAAAAATGTAAACGATAGTCGTGTTCTACATACAGGTAGACCAGGAGATGTATTACTAGACGAAGTTACCAATGCTATCTATGTTGCCGACGGAGCAACAGTAGGAGGAAACCCAGTAAAATCATTAGACAGTACAAAAGATTATACCACTGGACAAGCAATTGATTTGACTAAAGATGTACATTTTATTGTGCCTGGACAAACTTTTACTCTAGCAGATGGAACTTATGTTGGACAAAGACTTACATTCATAAGAAAAATTGGCACAGGAGCAACAGAAGTCACGGTTGCGAAAGCAGTATACAACTCCAGTGCTAATCCAGTAGAAGAACTAAATCATGATTGGCAAATGGGTACGTCATCAGGTCCAACAAACACTAAAAATATCAGAGAGTGTATCTGGAGCGGAACACATTGGCATCTAGATTACGAATAATATTATGAAAGCAAAAGACTTCTTATCCGAATCACAACATCATCAGTATCGTATGCTGTTTGAAATGGATCCTAGCAGAAGAGACTTCCTTAAAAAAGTAGGAAAAGGTGCGGCAGGCGTGGAGACTCCTTGGTTCTTGAGAGAGTCTGGTTCTAGACCATTTTTAACAGGATATGAACTTTTAAAGTATAAAGATAAGCCTAAAGATAGAATTCCAACTTTTATAAATGACATAGCCTCAGGGGCACCTTTCATAGGTAGTAATGGTAAGCAAGTAATTATTAATAAAAACGAAGTAGAAAAATTCAAAAACTGGGCGGCAACAAACGATGAGGGAAACCCTGAACTTTTAACCTTACAATCAGATAAAGGTGTAGTCAAGATCACAAAAACACAGAGTCCTTTGGCAAAAACTCCAAAATATGGAGGAACAAAAACTCCTTCTATATCTGGAAAAGAGAGAGGAAAAGAATCTTATAAGGTCAAACCCAGTGACGTAGGCATTGTGGATAAAGAAATCCCTGCAGGTCAACTAGGACAAACCATTATAAAAGCATTAACCCCTATTGCTACTTCTGATCCTGTGGCAAAAGAAGCTCTTGAATTGGCACAAAGAATATTGAAGGGTGATTCAAGAATCAATATGAAATACTTGAGTCAACATAATCAGAGTGTAGAAGCCCTGAGGGATTATGCTGGAGAATATTTGGGTGTTTTAATGGTTGTACAAGGACTTGCAAAGTTTGAAAATAGCGAACCATTCTACAAACACTTGGACGTAGCAGGATTTAATGAACTAAACATATTCTTTCCTTCTAAATCAAATAATCCATTAGCCGATTCTATTGGAACTGTTGCAGGATTTAAAAATCCCAAGACTGGCTTCAAAATAATGATATCATCAAAAGGTGGAGCAAGTGGTAAAGGAGCCGCGACTGCGATGGGCGGATTTAAAATACCAGACGAGTTCAAAAAAAATACGCAATACAAGGAAGAGATAGAGTTTATGCAGGCAAATGAACAAGCCACACAATACACTTTCCCGTTTGCATTAATGGATGTTATTTTTAAACATGCACCTGATTCTATTTCAGATAAAAAATTACTTAAATTCTTACCTTTCGGTGTCGTTCCAGTTGAAAATGCTAAAGAAGATAAAAAAATGATTTCCCTTTTCAAACACGTAGAACAACAAAACTTCTATTCAAAAAGAGGGTCAAAGGCTAAAACATTTTTCAGTAGAATACACTGGGCACTAAACAACATGATCAGAATGAGTCTCGCCAATGGCGCACTGCCAGATCTTGAATCTATGTTTCGTGAAATGTTGCAACAGAACTTTATTAAAGTAGGGAGTCAAATTAGCAAAGACGGTACGTTTGCAACAAGCGTACTTTGGCCAAACAAAGAACTAGCAACTGGAAAAATTAGTTACTACAATAAAAATGAGCCTGGCAAGATAGCACAGAAGGCATCAATCGCAATACAATAATCAATACACACAATTCACAGCCCAGATCACAATAAGTATTTGTATGATCGACACACAGGGCAAGTTGCTGATAGCACCACCAAACATGCCGGATCCCAGGTTCGCCAAGACGGTTGCTCTACCAAATGAGCTAAAGGGGCAGATTGTTTTATACTTTTAAGCATTAAACTATGTTACCTGACACTGTGATTCTGTGTTTGTCCGATGTGTAAAAAGGTGTAACAGAATGATTCATGTTTCCAGGAAACAATACTAATTTACCTTCAAAAGTTTTATCCACAGGCAATATTTGGTTTCTAATTGTGCCCATGGCATCTGTGTAATGAAAGTTAAATGCAGGCAGTCGTTCAATGTTTCTGCCTGTGTAATTCACATGAGCTTTTTCTTGCTCCATGGTGTAAGGCACCTTGACCCACAAGGCAAAACTGAACTCACCATTATGAGTGTGTGTTCCAAAATATTCGTGTTTGGATTGATAATTGACCCAAGCGTCTTTGAGTGAGTAGGTATTTTTTGATTTGTCTCCATAAGCAGAGTGTTCACAATATTTTTGACACAATGGTGCTATCAAATTTTCTAAATGTTTAACACAATCTTGTAGAAAGAATTCGTTTTGTAAATTGCTGGCATGACCTAAATCATTAATCGTTGCTGAATCAAAGTCTTTTTGAATTTTGTCTATTTCTAATTGAACAGGTGCAAGTTCTTCAGGTTGCAGTGTGGCTTGCACATAGCCTTGATTTGGAAAAGTTCCGTAGAAAGTGTCGATCATATGTTAATTTATCATTAGTCGGAAACACACTTACTGGAAAAAGGTTTGGAAAAGCCTTAAGTGGGTTAAAGACTCACGTACTCTAACCCCTCCTATTAAGAAACTAGGGCTTTTTACCAATGCCACCTTCATTCAGTGGAGTTTCCGACCCTCTATGAGGAATTATATAAAATAAGGCCTAGGTCGGCGCTTCATGTTTTTGTATTAATTGACCTAGTTACCTTGCTACTGATTTCCATCAACATATCTAATATTGTGTAAATCAACATTAAGCAAAGAAATACCATCGTCATCGAACCTATCAAGATCCAATAAACAATATTCCCTATAAACTCTTTTAGCCTGCCAACCATGATAATCCTGTAATTGTTAAGATTACCACAAAGAATGTGATCATAACGGCTCCTAAACAACTCCAAGTAATTCGTTCCATTCTGTTTTTTGGTTTGCGAATTTTAAGTGTTTTTACCATAGTGTTACTCCTAGTATAATATCAACTGCTACCAAAGTCAAGAGATTATTTTGGTTATTATATTTCTTAGACTTTTTGGTAGATAATCCAATTCCATGTGTTCTAAAACTGCATTGGATTGGGCATAAGGACCTTTGTATACTATTTGGCATCTATCATAGAATTCTTTGTTCTCTGATGCTCTTTGAAAGTCTTGATATATTTTTTTAATTAAGGTCATTAATAGTATTTAATAAATATTAGCATGAATAAAAGACAAGAAAGAGCAGTGGTCTTAATTTTGCTATTGATATTGATAGGTATTGGCTTGAGTAATTGTGCCAAACCCAACACAGAACGTAAAACAAACCCCACAAGCAACATATTGATATACGGTGGATCAATTGGAAAAGTGTTGGGTTGTATGTTTGCTCTATCAGACTGTGAAGACGTTAAGAAAAACAAAGCACACACCCCTAGCGATGTTGCAGAAACTTCAAAAGAACTGGAAGACAACATGACCAAAGAGTTTGAAGCAGTGGACAAACAACAAGAAAACTCCAAGTAAACTCAATCTTTACGCATAAGTCCTATACTAAAAACATATAGTTAATGGATGTGTATTATAGTTAAATACAGTTATGAAATGGTTTATAATAGTTTTAATGATGGGTGCGTATGCAGATGGCAGTAAAGATTCGTTCTGGTTCAAAAATCCTCAGTTTGATTCAGTTGAAGAATGTCAACTCTATGTAACTTTTAATGCTGACAGTATCAAAATGAGTATGGCGGGTGAATTTGGACCCAAACCTATTGATTCAGTGTGGTGCGTTCAGGAAGACAATTTGTCTAAGTTTGGCGTTCCTGATCCAGTATAATCATTTATCCCATTACTTTTAATAACTTTTTCACTCATCACAGTTACTTGAGTGGGTTGTAAATGTTCAGAATCTGAACTCATCATTTGATGAAAATCTTCAGACACATTAGTTGAAAATTCGTCCAGTATTTGTTGTTGTGTGAATGGTTGATTGTGATCAACTGTGATTCTTACAGTTGCTTCTATCTCTGTTTTGAATTGTGAAGTTTTCCTTTTGCCTATCATATTACTATAATACAACAAAAGGAAACTTCTGTCAATTGTTATTTCTTATCTTCTTCTTTGGGATCAACTTCTTTAAAGTCGGCATCCACAATATTTTCTTCTGTGCTTTCGCCTTGCTGTTCCGACTGTGCTTGTTCTTCTTGTGCTTGTTTGTACACTGCTTCGCCCAACTTCATACTGGCTTCTGTGAGTGTTTTGATTGCTTCTTGAATCTTACTCACATCATCTGTTTTGGATGCGTCGATTAAAGTTGCTTTGGCATCTTCAATTGCTTTCTTTTCCTCTTCAGATATCTTGTCGCCATGCTCTTTGAGTTGCTTGTCGATTTGATGTGTCAGTGTTTCAGATTGGTTCTTTGTTTCTACCAACTCTCTTTTCTTCTTGTCTTCTTCTTTGTTGGCTTCTGCATCTTTGACCATCTTGTCAATGTCTTCATCTGACAATCCACCCGATGCTTGAATAGTGATCTTCTGTTCTTTGCCAGTGCCTTTGTCTTTGGCACTCACACTCAAGATACCGTTTGCATCTATATCAAATGTAACTTCGATCTGTGGTAAACCTCTTGGAGCAGGTGCAATACCTTCAAGGTTAAAGTTACCCAGCAATTTGTTGTCCACTGCCATATCTCTTTCACCCTGTGTAACTCTGATAGTCACTGCCGCTTGATTGTCTTCTGCTGTGGAGAACACTTGACTTTTCTTTGTGGGAATAGTTGTGTTCTTTTCTATTACTTTGGTTGTGACTCCGCCCAATGTTTCAATACCCAGTGATAAAGGTGTAACATCTAACAACAATACATCTTTAACATCACCTTGCAGTACACCACCTTGTATAGCGGCACCCAATGCCACCACTTCATCTGGATTAACTCCTTTGTGAGGTTCTTTACCAAAAAACTCTTTGACTGTGTCGAACACTTTGGGCATTCTGGTCATACCACCAACCAACACCACTTCGCTGATGTCCTTGGTCGACAGTCCGGCATCTTTTAATGCCTGTTTGCAAGGAGAAAGTGTTCGTGCTATAAGATCACCAACCAAACTTTCCAATGTTGCTCTGGTCATCTTTATGTTGATGTGTTTGGGTCCTGTTTTATCTGCTGTGATAAAAGGTAGATTGATATCTGTTTGAGTTGTGCTTGACAATTCTATTTTGGCTTTCTCAGCCGCCTCTCTCACACGTTGTACAGCCAACTTGTCGTTGCCCAAGTCTATACCTTGATCTTTTTTAAATTCACTGATGATGTAATTTGTGATTGTGGCATCAAAGTCTTCACCACCCAGTGTTGTGTCACCGTTTGTGGATTTAACTTCAAACACTCCGTCACCCAGTTCTAATATAGAAACATCAAATGTACCTCCACCTAGATCGTACACAGCAATCGTGCCTGACTTTTTCTTGTCCAGACCATATGCCAACGCCGCCGCAGTTGGTTCATTAATAATTCTTTCCACTTCCAGTCCGGCAATCTTACCAGCGTCTTTGGTAGCCTTACGTTGACTGTCATTGAAATATGCAGGCACAGTGATCACTGCCTTGGTTACTTCTTCGCCTAGATATTTCTCTGCTGTCTCTTTCATCTTACGAAGCACTGATGCAGAAATCTCTGATGGTGCATAGTTTTTGCCATTGGCTTTCACCCAAGCATCACCGTTGTCTGCTTTCACAATTTCGTAAGGAAGTGTTTTGATATCTTTTTGCACAGCATCTCCTTCGAATGTTCTACCAATCAAACGTTTTGCCGCAAATATTGTGTTGCTTGAATTGGACACTGCTTGTCTTTTTGCAGGCATACCAACCAATGTTTCGGAGTCTGTGAATGCTACCACACTTGGAGTGGTTCTTGCTCCTTCTGTATTTTCAATAACTTTTGCGTCCTTGCCTTCCATTAAAGCAACACAAGAGTTTGTTGTACCCAAGTCTATTCCTATTATTTTACTCATTTTAATTCTCCTTGTTAAGCGAGTTTTTTATTATGTAAATTATATATAAGCACTCTTTGTCAAATGTCAAGAGTTTTTGGTAAACTAATCGTAGAAATCCCCAGATTTCATGTTAGTATTTTCCACAGGATCCCAATCTTTCTTAACAGGCTCGGGTTCATCAAACACTGATGCTCCTGTTGTGATTAATAATCCAGCAATACTTGAAGCATTTATCAGTGCTGTTTTTGTCACTTTGGTAGGATCGATAATACCCAATTCAATCATGTCACCAAAATTACCTGTTCCAGCATCATAACCAAAGTTACCTTTACCTTTCAGTATTTCATTTATAATCACATCTGGCGATCCGCCTGCGTTGGCAATAATCTGTCTCACAGGGGATTCAATTGCTTTCAACACAATCTGTATGCCTGCTGTTTGATCTTCGTTGTCTCCTTGCAGATTTTCAATCTTTTGTTTGGCTCTTAAGAAAGCAACTCCACCTCCTGGCACAATACCATCTTCAACTGCGGCTTTGGTAGCATTTAAGGCATCTTCAATTCTGTCTTTTTTCTCCTGCACTTCAACTTCGGTTGCGGCACCCACTCTAATCACTGCGACGCCGCCTGTAAGTTTGGCTAATCTTTCTTCTAATTTTCTTTTGTCATCGCCGCCCTCACTCATTTCAATCTGTTTTTTGAGCTCTGCAACTCTGCTGTCTATTTTAGATTTAAATCCCTTGCCACCTATGATTGTGGTTGTGTTTTTGTCTACAACTACTCTTGATGCTTGTCCAAGGTCTTCCAGTTTGGCTTTTTCTAAAGTTAATCCTGTGTCGTCTGATATCACTTCACCGCCGGTCAGTGTTGCCATATCTTGCAACATTGCTTTTCTGCTGTTGCCATACCCTGGAGAGTGAACTGCCGCACATCTAATTGTGCCTTTGGCATTGTTCATCACTAATGTGGCTAGTGCTTCTCCTTCAGCATCTTCGCACACAAATAAAAACGGTTTGTTCTTTTTGGCAAGTTCTTCTAATAGAGGAACAATTTCTTGAACAGTTCTAACGTGCTTACCTGTTAATATAATGTAGACATCTTCCAGTTCCACAAGTTGTTTTGCTGGATCGTTGATGAAGTACGGACTCATATAGCCTCTATCAAATTGCAATCCTTCTACAACTTCCAGTTCATTCTTCATGGTCTTGCCTTTTTCAACAGTGATAACACCTTCTTTACCAACTTTTTCCATAGCCTCAGCAATCATAGATCCTATGTCTTTGTCTGAGTTGGCAGATATAGTTCCAACTTGTTCTATTTCGTTTTGTGTTTTACATTGTTTTGATATTTTAGAGAGTTGTTCAACCACTGCATCAGTGGCTTTGTCCATTCCTCTTTTTAAATCCATTGGGTTCATTCCGGCAGTGATATACTTAATACCTTCATTAACAATTGCTTGAGCTAACACTGTGGCAGTGGTTGTGCCATCGCCTGCTTCTTCGTTGGTTCTGCTGGCAACTTCCTTAACCATCTGAGCACCCATGTTGGCTAGATCATCTTTTAATAAAATTTCTTTTGCTACTGTGACACCATCTTTGGTTATTGCTGGAGCACCCCATGTTCTTTGTAGAACAACATTTCTACCTTTGGGTCCTAGAGTTATTCTCACAGCATTTGCTAGAATATCTACTCCCTGAATTAGTTTGTTTCTGCTACGAGATCCGAATTCTACTTTTTTTGTTTTACCATTAATTGCCATGTGTATAATACTCCTTTGTTAATACTATGCTAGTATATAAGCATTTGTGTGTGTTTGTCAAGTGGATAATGAATATATTTTAATGTATGGCTTCGGTAACACCGGCACACTTGTGTTCCTCAACAAATTGGACATCATCCAGTTTGATTGTTGGTTCATTTTCCAACAGTGTTTCGTAAGCATCTTGAAGATCCATGGCATACACTTTGAAACAACTGTCGTCATCAGTGTGCATTAGATAAATTTTGACAGGGTATTCGATAGTTCTCATACCAACTGTTTATGCTATTGTGGTTCAGATAATACTAAATCGTGAGTAAGAAACAGCAGACAAGTGTCTTCACTGACTGGGATATTCATTGTTGCCGCAGTGCTGGATAAATTTTGACCAACAAAATATGTGATCAGAAACACAGGTTCGCCTTCTGGGTCAGCACCTTTTCTGCCCAAACTCATGTTTACAGGCACAAATCCTTTTTCTGTCAAATCGTTAATAATTTTTTTCCCTTCAGCACAAATCATAGGCAACCTCTCCCAATGGTAACCTGGAGACAATGTGGGCAAAGTGATATTTGGAGTTTCGGGTGTTTCTTCCGCAGTTATGCTAAAATTTAATAAAAATACAGCAATTAATATTCCCCAAATAAGGTTTTTCATGATAACAGTATTTACCTATGAACAGTGATAACAGTAGTGTATATGTTTTAGTTACTAGATTTTTTAGATTTGTTTGAGGCTTTAGTTTTTTTACTACGCCAAGTTTTTGGAGTAATTGTTTTAGGAGGAATCCAACCTGCATTCTGATTAGATATACCCATTTCTTGATTAGTAACTCCGTAAGGAACTTTTTCAACTTTGCCACCTTTGGCAAGAAACTCTTTCATAAGTTTTTCTCTTTCCTTTGCTTTCCCTTCCAAACTTAATTCTGGCAAATCAAGTCGTTGCAGTTTGACAACTTTTTTGAATTTTGGAGCATTTTTAGGTCTCATCATTTCACACTCCTTCTGTGTGAGTCTTGGTTATTGCAGAAAACCCTTATCAGCCTGGACACATCAACTTCCTCTGTCTTCAAGGACTTTGGGTGTGTGAATCTGACTATACAGTCGTTGACTTTAAGAGTTGCCGAGTTGGTGTCTACAACAACAGCATCGTCGGTGTTCTTTCTCCAATCGTGTGATGAGTATTGTGTCATTAATGTCTCTTTCTATAATAAAACAAACAATTAGAAGTTATTTGTTTTGTGCTGTTTCAATTATTGAATTATACAGATTGTTTGCATATTCAGTAATAGTTGAGGCCCACTCTGGTTGTACAAGATATATGTACATTCCGATTGCACCAATTATTATGCCTTTGATCATATTGCCTTTCCTTTTTGCCTTTTTGTTAATAATATATCCATTGTGTTAATAAGTCAAGTATTTTGTTTTGTACCATTTGTAAAAATCTTTGTTTGAAAAGAACTTCGCTACATCGCTGGCAGGCACTTGATCACTTCTGATACAGTCTGCTATGTTTTGATATGCTTCTACCACAGCGTCTTTGTTCGAGCCTTTCAAGATGTCTATCAATTTCTTTTTGCTCACTTTTCTAACCATTAATGTACAACCTCTTTCTTATCTTTTTGAAAAGGTTCAATGTCTACTGCTGATGAACAAACATCATCCAGTAATCTTTGAAAGTCTTCTTTGGGTAAACACGAACGATAAAGTTTCAAACCCAACGCCAAATACACACTGGCTACCATTTGATGATCATTGTCTACTGCTTGGTTAACTAATTGTTCAAATGTTTCTGAGTATAATTCTTCGTGATGCTCTGCAATTTGAATTTTCTTTTTGATATCGTCTGACATTTATGCTCCTACCCAATAATTTAATAGTCCCAAACCAAGCAATGCAACACCAATACTGTTCAACACAATCAATGCTCTGTCGTGCCAAAGTATTCCTACCCACAACCAACCAGCAACACCGATCATCTGAACTGCCACGTTGATTGGATACAGGTTGACTGCGTGTAGCATCCATCCTACTATAACAAAAACCACAGACACCCATTTGACATACCAACTTAAATCGTGCATTGGTGTAACTTTTTTGTAAACTCTTGTGGAGTTCAAGGCTTTAATCTTGTCGTTTAATTTAATATGTTTTTTATTAGTCATGTCTTTTGTAAACTGTTAGTAGATGATTTAAAACTCTTTCCCAATATGATTTAAACCAAGGATCGTGTGCTGTAAGCATAGAGTTTCTAGCATTACGAATCAGTCTTTCTTTACTGGGTTCGAACATTTTTGCTAATCTATTCATTATTTGACCTCTTGTAATTTCTGAATCAAAAGATTTTTGATTGCATCTCTGAAAGCATCGTCAGTCACTGACGAACTCAACGGTATCATTACTTTAGGATCTGGAAATACTTTGTCTTGAAGTGTTTTTACAGATACTGCAAGGTAAATCAACAGAGCCAAAATACTTAGATTGATCACCAAGTTTATTTTATTTGTCATTTTCCACCTTTTCTATTTCACCTTTGTCGGTTTCTTTTAGATAACCCATTGAAATCATCATGTCCACTGCTCTTGCACTGGCTAACATTGTGCCTTGTTCTTTGCCTAGTTTAAAACTGATATAGATTATTGCACCAATACTCAATCCAAATATTAAAATTTCATTCATGACATTATCCATGGTCCGAACAGGATCAGTATCAACATAATGGGCACCACAATGGTCATGGGCCAAAAGTTTAACAACTCAATCCAATCCTTTTTGGTTAATTTGTATTCTTTTTGTATTCTTTTCTTTTTCATCATATAAGTTTCACCAATATAACTACCTGAAGACATAGTATCGCAACGGGAATGATAGTTCTAATCAACTCCATTGTGTGGTTGTATTCGTCTAGTTTTCTTTCTAACTTGTTTCTTTTTTTCTTAATCATACTATTCTAGTACCTTGAGTTAATTTTTTGATAGTATCTTCTATTTCATACAGTTGTTCGTCCAATTCAATAATCTTTTTTGTATTGGTTTCAAACTCTAATTGGTCTTTTACTGTTATTTTTTGACGTTCTAAATCAGCAACTTGTTCTTTGTTTGATTCTGTAAACATTTTTTCTCCTTAAGTTATCTTATTATAACACATTTTGGTACCACCTGTCAACTGCACAGAAACCGCAGTTTCATTGACTTTTTCTACCAAGGCAGTTTCACAGTGTCCGAGTTGTTGTAATAATCAGTTTCTTCTACAAATTTTGACCAACTGTATGGTTCGTTTTGAAAAAATTTGATCTGTTCTCCACACACAAAACAAACATCGTGTGCTCTGTAACCAGGAGCCTTGGCACCTTTTTGCCATTCTCCCATTGTGGCTGAACAGCCTTGAAGCAACGTCAGTAAAATAATTGTTGACAATATTCTATTCATACTTTATATTACAATAAAATAACCGAAATGTCAATGGTTATAAAGTGCTAGTTTTATTGGCTTTTCATAAATATAGATTGAATATGACAAAACTATTAGAACACAAACACATTATAATAAGAGCAGAAGCAAACAATCCTCCTAAGGATGAAACATTTGCTATCAATTCACTTGCTAATTTAATCGAACGCATTGATATGAAACTGTTGATGGGTCCGTTTGCCAAGTATGTTGAAATGGAAGGCAACCGAGGATTAACTGTTGCCGCAATTATAGAAACCAGTCACATTGTATTACATAGTTGGGACGAAACAACGCCTGCTATCATACAACTTGATGTGTACACTTGTGGAGCATTTGATCCCAACACAGTGTTTGAATGGTTACAACAGTTTGATATAGGTAAAGTAGATTGGAAATACATCGATAGAGAACACGGTTTACAAGAACTAGATTACACCCCTCCAGCAAGACCCTTGCCAACACACAATTACACAACCACAGAAATTGTTGAAGCAATGGACAGCATACTTTCTAGATAAATATGTTTATCACACAACCTAATGGAGGTGAGCATGAAGTTACGATCCATTCAGATAAATCTAGCACTAGGTCAACAGATTCTAGTTGGTCACAAGGAAGAAAAAGCAACCATCACAAAAATAGAACATTTTGAAAAGTCTGGAGATGTGGTTATAAAGACCACTAGAGGCACTAGGAAGGCACTCACTTTTAAGATGTTACCAGAGGTTCAGGCGGGCAATTCAGCAGACAAATATCGCTAAATATTTTTATGAAAGTACAAGAAGTAATAATATCCGAAGCAGGGCCTGCCAGTAAAGCATTGTGTAGAAGCAAAAAACCTGATCATGCACTGGGTGCCAGTCAGTTGGCAAGTTGTAAAAGTCAAGGTTACAGAAAACGTTCAGGAAAAAAATCTTACAAGATTGGCAAGAAGAGAGTTTATGTTTCTGGAAAGAAGATTAAAGGCGAGCCATACGGCGGACCATTACCATTGTATAGTAAATGAGAACATCGATAACAGGATCTAAATGGCAAAATAAGATACTAATCTCTACTCCCAAAATGGGGCAGGATAGTACATTTGCAAGAAGTGTAGTATTTGTATATGAAGAGTCTCCGCAACATGTGGCAGGGCTTGTTATTAATAAACCCACAAGAACAAAATTAAAAAAGATATTAGAATCTAAAGGATTTGCAACAGTTGACATGAAGGACCTAGTTTACCAAGGTGGACCAGTAAACCAAGAAAGTATTTTATTACTACACACAGACGAATGGAGTTGTAAGAACACTCTTAAATTAGGTAACGGATTCAGTTTAACAAGTGATGCTCAGATGTTAAAAAAATTACATGAAGAAGATTCACCAGACGAATGGAGATGTTTTAGTGGATTAAGTGTGTGGTCACCAGGACAATTAGAAGGAGAAATCAACAGCAAGTGTTGGTTGACTGCAGAACCATCAGAAGAATTGCTTTTAAACACTCCTATTGAACAGATTTATGAAAAAGCAATTAAAATCTGCTCACAACAAACATTCAACAAATACATAGATTAAACTGAGTAGTTAACTAAATACTGATATGCTTTCAGTTAATCCTTTTCAGGACATCATCAACAATCTCAAAGAGTCTGGAAATTACAGAGTTTTCAATGACATTCTTCGTGAGAGAGGTGAATACCCAAATGCTATATGGTATGGCAAATACAATATTAAAAATATTGTGAATTGGTGTTCAAATGATTACCTAGGTATGGGTCAACATAAGGTGGTTCTAGATGCTATGCATACTGCATTGGATCAAACAGGTGCAGGCTCTGGTGGGACTAGGAACATAGGTGGAACCAGCCACTACCATGTAGCACTTGAAATTGAATTGGCTAAACTGCACAGCACTGAGTCGGCATTACTTTACAGTTCTGCCTACGTTGCAAACGAATGGAGTCTAATTGCATTAAAACGCATCATTCCTGATATTGTGTTTATTAGTGACAGCAAGAATCATGCTTCATTAATACAAGGTATCAGACATAGTGGTGCTGAGAAACATATTTTCAAACACAATGATCTCGAGCAATTGGAATCTATACTCAAAACCTGTAAAGGCACACCGTGTATTGTCTTTGAATCTGTGTATAGCATGGATGGGTTCATGAGTAAAATTACAGAAATCTGTGACCTAGCAGAAAAGTATGGTGCTATCACATATCTTGATGAGGTTCACGCAGTCGGCTTGTATGGAAATAAAGGCGGAGGTGTTACTCAAAAATTAGATCTACAAGATCGAATAGATATTTTGAATGGTACACTTGGTAAAGCCTTTGGCACACAGGGAGGTTACATCGTTGGTAAGTCTATTGTTTTAGACGCAATACGTTCTGTTGCCTCGGGCTTTATCTTTACCACGTCAATGAGTCCTGTGATTTGTGCAGGTGCATTGGCAAGTGTCAAATACGTTTCAGACAACAACGACTTAAGAACAAAACATCAAGAAAGAGCAAACAGACTTAAAGAAATTTTTCGACAGAAAAACATTCCAATGATTGAAAACGAAACTCACATAGTTCCGGTTCATGTTGGAGAGGCTAAGAAGTGTAAAGCAATCAGCGATACACTGATAAATGAATATGGAATATATTGTCAAGCAATAAATTATCCAACAGTTGAAGTAGGCACAGAGCGACTACGTTTTGCACCGACACCGTTCCATACAGATGCAATGATGCATAATTTAAGAGACGCTCTAGAAAAGGTACTATAATGAATAAGATAAAAAAATATTTGTATCAAGCATTGGGATTTCTATGTGTGGGTATTGCCTACATAGGTTTTGTTACTCCAGGAATACCATTCTCGATATTTTTAGTGGTTGCCGCTTGGGCATTTGCAAAGAGTTCACCTAAGATGGAGGCTTGGTTGTATAACCATCCATGGTTTGGTAAATTCTTAACCAACTGGACAAAGAAAAGAGTATTTCCTATAAAAGGAAAATACGCAATGATATTAGTAATGAGTTCCACTTTAGCATTTACTTGGTATTTCACAGGTAATATGAAAGCAGTATTATGGTCAGGCATATCCATGGCACTAGTGGCTGTTTGGGCATGGCGTTATCCTTCCACTGTAGAAGAACACAATGCCAGAGTGAAAGCAGGCAAGAAGATTGGTTGGCTAAAATAATATGTGTTTAAAAGAATAGAAAACGTATTATCAGAAGCAGACTACAATCAATTGCACGATACATTATCATCGTTCCAATTTGACTGGCACTACTTGCCATCATCTGTGCCACCAGATGTAATAGATGTTGTAAGTAAATCAAACTCATTTAACTTATACGAGCTTGGACAATTTGTTCACATGTTCTACGATCAAAAACCGTTGAGTCCTTATTGGAAGTTGGTCGAACCTATTTTGAAATCACTAGATAAACCTGTGGTAGAGATGGGCAGAATCAAAGCCAATTTATTGATGCAGAATAACAGCGATAATCGTGCTGTGAATTGTCCACACGTGGATAGAGATCGTGGGGGTTGGCACAGTTTAATATATTATCTTAACGACTCCGATGGTGACACTGTGTTGTTCGATAAAAAAGGCAACAGCGGATGGGACAATTTACAAGTTCAAGACACAGCAACACCTAAGAAAAATACTGCTGTGTTGTTTGAAAGCGATCAGTATCATGCCGGAACGAATCCTGTTGACAACACCAGACGAATTGTGTTAAACTTTATTTTAAAATTTAAAAATGTCATTTAAAAAATGACTGATAAATATTAGTATGGATGATGATCGTATGCACATGGAAGAAATTAACCTAGTCGATTTATACCAAGAAGAAATTGATTTTCTTAATCAACAAAACAACTCGTTAGAAAAATCTACAGATCCTATAGACCAAAGACAGTGCTGGAAAAACGAAATTGTGATTCAATATTTCAAAAGAAGAATTGATGAAGAATTAGATATACAAGGTCAATTCAGAGCTCAATTGCCTAAAACTTTACATTAATTGCAACTGCTGATAACTTTAAGATACATGGAATCGTATTCCCAGTTAACACCGTGAACGTCCAATAGATATTTTTTTTGAAGTGGATATATTTCTGCTTCAGATTGTGCCATACAATCAAACTTGGTGCCCACAGCATCATTCAAGTCGTGTACATAATGCATTAACTCATGCATCAATACACCTTTGTCAAACACATTGAACATATTAAAAGTGTCTTTAAGATATATGGTGTCTGTGCTAGGATCATACAAAGCATGGATCTCACCGTCTGCTCTAGCCACCCTGTCTGTGTCTATTGGCAATCCTAGTTGTTCGGAAACTTCTTGGTCTATTTTAAGTATGTCGTTGTTCATGGTCTTCACCCTGTTGTCCAGTTGTGAGATCACACTCTCGATGAACTTGATGGAGTTTACTATGCCATTCAGGATGTATTTTATAATGAACAGTATGAACACACCCATTCCCACCGTGGCGGCAATTGGTAATCCTAGCTCTGCTACTAATTTAAAGAACTGTGTCATTATGTGTGTATTTATAGGCAATTGTACACTAGGAATTAAAAGATTGACAACCAAAAATACACCTGCTATACTGTGACTGCACAGTTTAATATCAGGATTTAATCGGTAAATACTAAAAAGCAGGCTAGAACTATGAAAAAACATACCAGAAGCATATTAGACGAATTAAGAAACATTGGCAGAATTAACAATGTTGAAGCCTTTATTGAGACCACAGGCTCAAACATCATTGAAAGTGCTGTCAATCTGCTCAATACTATAAAAGAAAATTATCCAGAGGACACAGCACAAGAACTGGAGAGAAGATTTTTAAACAGTATTCGTAACAAAGAAGCCAAAAAGTTTCAAGTGGGTGTGAAGAAGATAATTGAAAGCAAAAAATTAGATGACAATTCTTAAAGAAGGCGGTAATGTGTTCAAAGATCCTAATGGACAATTAGCCACTCAACGAATTAATCAAGCAGATGTGGCTCCCACACTTGCCTGGTTGGAAAAAATCACAGGATTAGACCTACAAAGTAATATGTTGGGCACCACAGGCAAAGCACCCACATCAGGTGACTTAGATGTAGCAGTGGATCAAAGCAAAATTTCAAAAGATCAGTTGGCAGACACATTAACACAATGGGCTATAAAGAACAAACAAGATCCTAAACTGTGGGTAAAGAAGAGTGGCATCAGTGTTCATTTTAAAACTCCTATCAGAGGCAGTGCGAAGAATGGATATGTTCAATCAGATTTAATGTTTGGAGATCCAGACTGGATGCGTTGGAGTCTTCAAGGTGGACAACCTGGCTCACCATACAAGGGTGCAGACAGACACGTGATGATGGCATCAATTGCCAAACCACTTGGATTCAAATGGAGTCACAAAGCAGGATTATTAAACAGAGACACAAATGAACCCATCACTAAAGATCCCAGCAAGATTGCTGAACTGTTGTTAGGCAAAGGTGCAACTGCAAATGATTTAAACACAGTGGAATCTATTCATGCAAAAATAAAAAATAGATCAGATTATGATACGTTGGTTGCTGATGTAAAAGATTCATTTGCTAAAATGGGTAAGACATTGCCAGAAAGTATCAAAGACCCAATTGGTTGGTACAGAACATTATTAAACAAAATTAAAATATGAGACTAGTAGAATTTAAAGAAGTTGACAAAAAGAATGTCGCTCTCAAAGAATCAAGAATTCAACATGCAGAAGATTTAATTTTCTGGGAAGGTTCTAGAGGAGCCATAAGAGCAATTGAACAATTACAATCATTAAGCAAAAGCACACAGTCACTCACAATCAAATGGGACGGTTCACCTGCTGTGGTGTTTGGCAGAAATCCTAATGGAGAATTTATTTTTACAGACAAGTCAGGCTTTGTGGCAAAAGGTTATGACGGTAGAGCAACCAACTCAGCAGACTTAAAAAGTGCTATTGTGGGAAGAGGAAAAGATCCTACAAAAAAGAAAGCACAGGCACAGTATGCTTCTAAAATGGCATCAGTATTTGATACTGTGCAACAAGCAGTGCCTGAAAACATTCAAGGATATTTTGTTGGAGACATGTTGTATTTTCAAACTCCTAAAAAAGCAGGCGACAAATTTATGTTCAAACCCAATGTGGTTCAGTATGCAGTGGATGTTAACAGCGAGATAGGACAACAGATTGCCAACAGCAGTGTGGGTGTTGTTGTGCACCACAAAATGACTGAAGACGGTAAAGTATTACCTATTAATGATTTAGATATGATTCAAGGCAGTGTGTTGGCAATACCACCTACCACACTCAATAAGAAAGATCCAATACAAGTAAAAGGGTTGGATCAATTAAAATCGCTACTCTCCAACAGTGGAGCAGAAATAGACAAACTGTTGAACAAGAACAAGATAGCAGAAATGAAACTGACTGATCTACCCAACATTTTGTACACCTACACCAACAGCAAAGTGGACACAGGATTAAACAGATTGGGTGAAGACTTTTTGAGATGGTTGGCGGCAAGTGCTGTGAGCCAACCCAAAAGAATTAAAATTAAAGAATATGTAACAGCAAACATACAAGCATTCAGCAAACTGTGGATTTTGGTTGGCGGAATAATGAAAGTCAAAGATTCAATCATCAATCAGTTGGATCAAGCACAAGGCGATATAACAGCAACAATCAACAACAAACCAGGTGGCGAAGGCTATGTTTTAGGCTCTCCAGAGGGTAATATTAAATTAGTGAAACGTTCTGGCTTCACGAAAGCCAACAGAGCGATAAATAGATAGGGAGAACAAAATGAAAGCAAAAGAATTTATTAGAGAATTTAGAGACATAGATCCAGCAGATGATCCAAATGCAGGTATGGATCAAGAGTTCAAACAGGATCCTATATTTCATCAATTGGGTAAAATATTAGACAGTAGAGGCAATCCAAATCCGTTAGACACAGTGATAACAGATGATGGTAAAAAATTTAAAGTAACATTTAAACAAGCCACAGTGTTGAGAAGATTGTTAACTACACCTAGTGTTAAACCTAATATTAAAGCAAATTTTACAAAAGATCTTCAACAAAGTCAAACACTTGAAAAGTATTTACAAGCAGATGACATGGTAGAGTTGTTTCTTTCTACGTATAATCCAGAAAAAACAGAACCTAGTCCATACACCAAATACGAAAACTAAGACAGAGGATTTGTCCGTTTCAATTATGACGACAAAACTATCAACACAAACTGACACTTCACTGGACTTTCTAAGTTCACTGTTTGAAGCACGAATGACTCGTGACTCAAAAGATCATAAAGTTCTTACCTACACAGATTGTGCTGAAAGATTGTATATCACACTGTTGATACTGCAACTGTTGAATCAATATCCCACATACAGACAGTTGGCTTCCAAGTATTCCGGAGACACAAAACATTCAAACTACGATAGATTCAGAATGTATTCCACAGACCTATACAACTTTGTGTATTTTGTCACAGGTGACGAAGAAGCAATGAACAAATTAAAAAATCCAGACAGTGCCAAAGCAATGAGAAAGAAAACCAGATTCCCCACAATGGCATTCAATAGATATTTGTCAGCATTACAACAGGGATTGATAGCACCCAGTATCATGCAGGTGTTTTTAAATATTGAATCAGGACTCAACATACAAAACACAGACTACAAGTCAATCAGAAGAAGTCTATTTCAATTCAGCACACTGTCTACACGTGACAAACAAAATCTAGTCACAAGACTGCTTCATGCCGCCAGAGCCAAATTGAGAAGTTCAGACAGCATAGAGCATTTGGAAAAATTAGCCTCAGACAGAAATCTTGAAACAGGCAGAGTGAATGATGCTGAACCAAAAGTGAGTGTGCCAGATGTGAGTACTCAAGGCAAAGACCTTGCACTGTACAGATACATCATGGGTGGCAAAAATCTTGTGGCAGTGAAACGTTTTATAGATTCAGCACTGTCAGGCAAATCAATACCTTCTGCGATTGTGCAGGCATATCTACCAGCAATTCAACTGATAGATGATATTGTGAAAGCCGGACCAGCATACGTGAGTGTGCTAAAAGCACTGCAATCTAGAGCCAAAAAGAGCCGTAAATAATATAGTATCACACAATTATTACCAAAACCTTATAAATACTTGCATATACACTTCGGAGCGAAGTGTGTCATTAACAAGAAAACAGGAGAAAAATAATGGCATCAGTAACAAGAGTAAACCCTACTAAAGCGAACACAGTAGACCACGTCAACGGTAAAACAGTAACGGCTATCACAGTTGACTTCGCAGTTGACGGTACAGACTTCTCTGACGTAGAGATGGGACCAAACGGTGCAGTTCAACAAGTGATCAACACACTGTCTAACCAAGCGACACCAATCATCATCACAAAATTAAGAACTGGTGGTGGTGGAGACGGTCAATTATTTGACGTGATCTATGAAGGTGAGTTCGGAACTGACAAGTACGATGGTTCAACCTCTGAGACTTTCGCGGCATACCTACAAACTGAGTTAAGACTTTTAACTACAGCAGGTATTCGTACTGCGGCTCAGATTGCTGACTCAGGTGAGTCTGCGAACGCGGCTGGTTTAGACCTTTCAAGTGCTACAGTTGTGGCAGGAACAGCAGTAAACTTCAGTTAATATCGACTGATTAGTATATCAAGGAAAGGGTGGACATTAATTTGTTCACCCTTTTTTTACGATGTAAATATCACTATGCACGAGTACAGGATTCACACCTTGGTGGACATCACCAAAGCAGAGATGACTACTATGAGTACAGCATTAACTCAAGCAGGTCACACTATTGCAGGCGTGAATGGTATGTTACAAGACGACACAGCAGATAACGTACAAGTTATCCTACAAGGCGGCGTAACATATGTTGCAGACGGAACAAACGCCTTAGGCGTAACAGGCGCGGCAACTACTATCCTTGCTGGTCCTTTCGATCAGAACCCTGCATAATAATTGCTAGGAAAATACTTAAAAGAGCGTTCAGGAAACTGGACGCTCTTTTTTTGTGACTTATAAGTACGTATGCTAGGAACAACAGCATATGAGATACAAAATTTTATCATTATTAGATATAACAAAAACTGGAGCTCGTCGTGATCGTAACAGAGACAGTAAGACAATTGATCAATTCAGCAACTACATGTCATTTGAAAATTCGTTGCAACTGCGATCCAATATGAACATTGTTTCCGGACCCTCAGCAGAACGACAAGACATCACCAATTTGATATTTGGCGACAACTATCAGGGAGAACACATGGTGTGGACAGTGATAGTTGAACCTGACTTTCCTGACGCTGTGAGCATTAACACACTGCAAGAAGACTTTGATTTGGTACCCATGTTGATTGGACTGGATGAATCTGTCAATATCAAAACAGGTGTGTTCAGAACCATGGACACGGACCATACCAACATCATGTTCATTAAACAGTTAGATAACTAATATTAACTTGTTATAAATACATGTATAAGGCTTATTGAGGCATAGCATAAAGGCATCTTCCAAGAGAAACACAATTGATATAATAACAGGAAGAGAGAGAAAATGGCTACAGATCTAGAGAAACAAAATTTAGAAGCACACGTTGATTTGTGTGAACAAAGATATAAAAACCTTGAAACTCGTTTGGACAAAATTGAGTCAAAGGTAGAGGATATCCATGCCGACATGAGTCAGGGCAACAAGAGCATGGTGAAAGTGATTATTGGTGCTACAGGCACAATAGTTGCTGGACTGCTATCCACAATAGTTGTGATGTTGTTAAAATTTCCAGGTTAATTCAAACACCCCCCATAACTGCTAAATATTCATACTAGACAGGGTAAAGCATGAAAATTACAGAAATAATTACAGAATCAGTTGTTCAGATTTGGTCACGTACCAAAGCAGGTCAAATGGTTAGAAAGTACAGATGCACAGCAGGACCTAGAAAAGGTCGTGTGGTCAGTAAACCTTCTGTGTGTACACAGCCTAAAAAAATGTCATCTGTGATGGCAATCAAAAAAGCCAAAGCAAGATTTGGATCCACAATGAAAATTAAGAGAACTAGAACAAAGAAAACTGCTGGAGCAAGTATTAGACTAGGCAAACTGAATAGACCCAGTACATCAAGAAACAGACCAAACAGAAGAAGTGTCAGTAGAAAAACATTCAGAAGAAGCGGTGGCGGAAAAAGGAAAGCAATCAGCACATGAAGATAAAAGATATCACAGAAACGCCGTACCTACAAAAAACACTGAACACATTGGGCAGTCAGCAAAGAACTGGAGCACCTATACCTCCAAACAGTTTACCCAAAGGTCCAATAAAGAATACATCAATAAAAGCACCATTAAGTCGAGCCAATAGGCAGGCTGATCAAAATTTGATCAAACCAGGTAACACTGTGCCAATGCCTACAGCATCAAACAAAGAAACAGATTATGAAGTGGACAGAGTCCAAGGTGATCAAGTCACAATGAAAACCAAAACTCCGTCAGCTCAAGCACCTCAATCAATCACAGTGAATAAAAAAGAATTAGATCCTGTGATCACTAATCTACAACGTAGACAAAAAGCAACACAATAATGAAAATAAACGAACTTGTACAAGATTTTGTAATTCAAACTTCCAATGAAGAACAACACATATTGGATAAACTAAAAGAAATGACAAATATGGATAATTTTTTAGAAAGAGAACAAGAAGTGATTCGAAATCTTATTAACAAGAGTTTAGTACGTCGCATTGAACGTGGCAATAAAACATTGGTGGTTGCAAATGGATCTACAGAAACTATCTAAAAAACTTAAATTATTCATAGACCAACAAGCAGAGCAGATGTGCCTACCCATTCAGCACGGCAACAGTCTGCGTATCAAAAACTTTGTGGTACGTGAAAACAGCATGGGATTTTTGTTGTACGATATAAAAAACCATAAACAGGTTACCACAACATTCACAAAAACAGCGGCACTGGCTATGGCAAGGCAGATGTCCCAAAACAAGCAGGACAGTTTACAATACATAGGATCCACAGATGATCGAATACACCACAAATACAATGAATGTGTGTTTTACAAGCACACAATAGCCAGAACCGATGATGATATCAAGCGAGAATCTGCTAAAATACGATACGATATTGCATGGGAAGATTTACTCAAGTTAAGAGACACCCTGGACGACTACATATTTGATAAATAAATTAACAAAGGAACACATTAATGAAAATAGAGCAATTTAGACACCAAGCAACAACTGAACAGTTAAACGATAGACTGTCAAAAGTGTTTGGATCAGCAATCAAACTAGAACAATTCACAGATGCACAGTTAGAAACTGCTCGTTCAAGTGTGTTAGACAAGATTGCGAATCTAGAACAAAATGAGTCCTTTGATGGGTTAAGTCACAACGAAGACTACCATAAGCAAAAAATGTTTTTAGACGTAATAGATTCTGCCATCAACGACAGAACAGTAGAAGCAAAATTACAAAACGATATTTTAGTCCAAGCAGATGAAATAATTGGTGACTACATTGACATGGACAAAGAAGCATTAAAAATGAACAAGCAGGCTGTTATTGCTGACATAGAAAAAAGACAAGCAACAGCACAAGGTGACGAATCATCTGCTTTACATTATGCAAAACAAAAAGTAGAACAAGATTTCGACGATACTGGAGCAGAAATTGAAAAATCAAATGAAGGTAATCAATTTGCACAGGCAGTACAAAAAGCCAAAGCGGCAGGCATGAAAGCAGGTGATAAATTCAAAGTAGGCGATAAAGAATTTACACTGCAAGATGCAGAAGAATTATTAGCAAACACAATGAACGAAAAATCAAAGCCAGACTTCCTAGACGTGGACAAAGATGGTGATAAAAAAGAACCTATGAAAAAAGCAATCAAAGACAAAAAGACAGCAGTCAAAGAAGGTGCAGAAGAATCTGCTCAATTAGTAATGGCATCCAAAGACATGGTTGATAAAGTTACGGGTTGGATGGAAGACACAGCATCTATGCAGACTGAAACT